AAAAGTCCTGCATCCTCACCTACAAAACGATCATTCACACCCTTTCTTCTTAAGAAAGAACGTAAACCATTTGCAGTTTGACTGTAAGGCAAAGCAAATTTCACAATATAATGTGAAGACTGTGCTACATTCTGAAATCTTGGTAATATATCCGATATCGGTCTTGGTCTTGGTGCTGGCACTCTAAATAAAATTACATATCATATGTATTTAGATGTCTTATAAGGGAAAATACCACCCCTCCTATCCCAGAAAGTATAAAGGTGATCCAACTAATATAATTTATAGATCACTCTGGGAGAGAAAATTCATGGTTTATTGTGATAAAAATGATAATATATTAGAATGGGCAAGTGAAGAAATAGCGATACCATATCGTTCACCAGTTGATAATCGAGTTCATAGATACTTTCCTGATTTCTATATGAAAGTCAAGGAAAGAGGTGGAAAAATAAAAAGGTATGTGATTGAAGTGAAACCAGCAAAACAAACAAAACCACCCGTGAAACCTAAGAGACAAACAAAAGGATATATCCGTGAAGCATATGAATATGCGAAGAACCAAGCAAAATGGAAGATGGCACGGGAGTTCTGTGCTGACCGTCAGTGGGAGTTCAAGGTAGTTACAGAAAAAGAGTTAGGAATATGAGTCGCATCGACCCCATAATGAAAAATCTTATCGGGAATGAAAACCCTGATGATTTGGCACAGGAAATATTAGATGTATTAACTGAAGGAAGTAATATTCCAGAGGCAGGTAATTACTATGTTTTTGTATATCAACCAAAAACTCCTAATATAAGATATGATGCACATCCTCTTGTTGCAGTGACAGATGTTTTTCAATGGGGATTCAAGGGACTTAATTTTCACTGGGGTGAGATGAGGCAATATACATTTCCAGAAGTTGTAGGAGGTTTATATAAAGTCGATGAAATGGAATTAAGAGATCTGCGAACAATTCCATTTGGCAGAATACGACTAAATAGTTGATATAATAAAAAGGTCGATATGTCATTTTCAGAATTTAGACGTTCCCAAGAATTTAAAGAAATAAGAGAAACTGAAACTACTAAGAGTAAGAAGGAAGGAAAAAAAACTGCAGGTAAAAGAAAATTACCACATCCAAAAGCGTTGTCATATCCTGTTGCAGTGAATGCCAATGAAAATAATGGTTCAAGACTGCTGATTAAATGCTTTGAATATCTACCTCCTAGAAATGAAATAGTGAATAATGCTAAGAAGATATTTGCAAAGAAAGATTTTGTTGATGAGTATGGAGTGCCACAAGTAACAGGTGATCCAATTCGTACATTTAAGAATGGACAAAACGCTGAAGAAGGATTTGAAGACGTTCTATATCCAACGAATGTAAGAATGAGAAATTTGGGAGCAAGTGATAGAATAAGTCGCACAAACTCTCTCTATTATGTTGAATTGCCAATTCCTCAAGATGTTAATGATTCCAATACTGTAACTTGGGGTGATAATACAATGAATATATTACAATTAGCTGGTTTGGCAGTTACGCAAGGACTTTTTAATAGACCACTTGCTACATTTCAACAAATAAGGAGTATGGTTACAGACGGTATGCTTGATGAAAGTTCTAGTTTGACACCAGAACTAAGAAATAGTTTATCAACTATCATAGCAGGAAAAGCGATAGATAATTTAGGTGGACAAATAAGACCCAACCAAGCACTTGGAAGAATGACTGGTGAAATATTAAACAGTAACTTAGAATTGCTATTCGATGGTGTTAATTTAAGATCTTTTCCTTTCTCTATAACTTTTTCACCAAGAAATCAAAAAGAAGCAATGAGAGTGAAACACATAATTCGTGCATTCAAAAGTTCAATGGCTGCTAAAAAGAAGTCAAATGATACAGGTACAGGGGGAATATTTCTAAAGGCACCAGATGTTTTCCATTTGAGATACCTACATAATGGAAAGGATCATCCATTCTTAAATAGTTTTAAGCATTGTGCATTAACTGGTATGACTGTAAACTATACGAATTCTGGTACTTTCGCTTCATATGCTGATGGTACTCCCGTGAGTATTCAGATGAATTTAACATTCAAAGAACTCAATCCAATTTATCAAGAGGATTACGAAGAATTCAGTGCAAATGATTCATTGGGTGTAGGTTTTTAATGGCGATTTTTGATTTTCCAGATAATCCAAGTGTAAATGATGTATATACTGATAACGGTATATCATGGAAGTGGACTGGAACCGTTTGGAAAAAATTAACTCAATTAGGATCAAAGGGAGAAAAGGGTGAGGGTACAAAGGGAGATAAAGGAGATAAAGGACAAAAAGGTGTAAAGGGTGAAAAGGGACAAAAAGGCATAGATGGTACTAATGCAGGTAAAGGAAATAAGGGTCAAAAAGGAAATAAGGGTCAAAAAGGAGAAGGTGATAAAGGGCAAAAAGGTGAAGATAATTCTACCAAAGGTCAGAAGGGTGAAGGAAATAAGGGTCAAAAAGGTGCGACAGGATCACCTGGTTCAACTAATTTTACAGATTTAAGTGATACACCTTCAAGTTATACGAGTCCAGCTGCAGCTGACAAAATTCTTAAAGTTACTGGAAACGAGGATGGTATAGAATTTGCTGATGCGAGCACTATACTAGGTTCAGCAAATTTTACCGATTTAAATGATACACCTTCAAGTTATTCATCTGCAGCTAATAAAGTTCTTACAGTTACTGGAAACGAAGATGGTGTAGAATTTACTGATGCAAGCACCATCGGTTCTAATGTTGAAATTGGAACAACTGCACCTAGTTCAGCAAGTGTTGGAGATTTATGGTGGGACAGTGATGAAGGTGATTTATATGTTTATTATAATGATGGTAATTCATCACAATGGGTTGCAGCCACTTCACCACAAGCAACAAAAGGAGAAAAAGGGCAAAAAGGTATTGATGGTACTAATGCAGGTAAAGGAGATAAGGGAGAAAAAGGTCAAAAAGGAATAAAAGGAGAAGACAATTCTACTAAAGGTCAAAAAGGTGCTACTGGAGCAGATAATTCTACTAAAGGACAAAAAGGAGAAAAAGGTCAAAAAGGTGAAATAGGTCAAACTGGAAACACTGGTGGAACTGGTTCACCAGGTGCTGCAGGACCACCAGGTGCAGATGGAACAAAAGGTAACACAGGTTCTACAGGTCCAACTGGTTTAACAGGTTCGCCAGGTCCAACTGGTGGAACAGGTCCAACAGGTCCAACAGGTCCAGCAGGTGCTGATGGAAACGATGGTGGCACTGGTCCAACTGGACCCACAGGTTCACCAGGACCAACAGGTCCAACTGGAAACACTGGTGGACCTGGACCAACAGGTCCAACAGGTCCAGCAGGTGCTGATGGAAACGATGGTGGCACTGGTCCAACTGGACCCACAGGTTCACCAGGACCAACAGGTCCAACTGGAAACACTGGTGGACCTGGACCAACAGGTCCAACTGGACCAACAGGAGGTGCTGGTTCCTCAGTTCCAAGTGGTGGTATTATCATATGGTCTGGTGCATCAAACGCAATACCATCAGGGTGGTATCTATGTAATGGATCAAATGGAACACCCGATTTAAGAAATCGTTTTATTGTTGGTGCTGGTGGTGGTTATGGTGTTGGTAACACAGGTGGTAGTGCAGATGCAACTTTAGTTTCTCACAGTCACACAATTAATAATCATGTTCATGGTATTAATTTAACCACTAATGATCCAGGCAATCATACTCACGGTATACCTAGAGGTCAAGGAGGAGCAGATGCAGATATAAATGATTATGTAGCAGATGACACAGTTGAATATACTCAATCTCCATTTAACACTACTAGTGGTGGTTCACACACTCATACAGTAAGTGGTAATACTGGTAATCCAAGTGATAGAGGAACAAATGCTCAAGGTTCCTCTGCAACAAATGCAAACTTACCACCATATTATGCACTTTGTTACATCATGAAGTCGTAATCATTTACGAATTTTAATATTTTATGACGTTAAATTAGTTATTTCGGTAGATGCTAATTGTCCACTGATATAATGCGAACTTCTACTATATCTTAAAACATCCTGTAAATCACTAAGAAATGTTTGTAAATATGATCGTCTTAATAAATCTATTTCTCTTTTCTCTTCATTAATAGAAATCTCGAATTCAAAGTTAGTGATAGGTCTTGCAATATTATCTGTAGTTACAGTATATTCATTTTTATCATCTAATTGTGTATTACCTGCTTGAGAAATAAGATTAAATCTATCTGTTCCATATCTGATCGAACTTCCATCAATCTTAAAGGTACTATCAACAATTAAATTTGGTGGTAATATTTGACGACCTTGACTATCTTTTATTTCATATGTTTCATAATGATGAATCTCATTCATTTTTGCTTCTGAACCATATTTACTTAATGCAAGGTCATACATTTGATAATCTTGTAGTGGCCATTCATCATGAATGTTTACTATACCTGCAGTTAATATTACAACAAAATCATACCGTGAACTACCATATACATCATCTGCAATTGTGTCAGGTCTATCACCATCTTCAATAACATACTTATTGAATAATGTGGCATTATCTTTCAGATAATCATATAATTTAGATCTACGAAAAATATTTTTAATTTCTATTATATCACTAGTTGAAGATCTGTCTGGTAATGGAGACTGATATAATATATTTGGTAAATTATTAAAATATGACATATCTTTTTAATTATTTATATTCATCAACCCTTTTGTATCATGATAAAAAATAATAAGGGGGTCGATTGACCCCCATGTAATTATTCTTCCGCTAGTTTTTGGAAGTACGATAATGCATCGTCATCATCTTCATTGACTGAGGACGGTGTTGTTGATACAGCAGCGGTAACTAATTCCTCTGCAGCACCACGGTCATTATCTTCATCAACAACTTCATATTCTGGAGTTGCTGTTTTCTTGTTGCCAAGAACATAATCTAAACGAGTCTTCAACTCTTCATAAGTCTTGAACTGGTCTCCTGCAACTAACTCAGCGAGAGAGAATTGCTTCTTCCACAATGACTCAAGAGCATCGTCGTCATTAAGTAATGGACTCACAGCAGCAAACTCAGAACTGTCATAGTTTCTATAACCTGCAACATTCTTTGCCTTTAACTTGAAGTTAGCACCTTGCCAGAAATCGAATGGATCGATTGCTTCCTCATCCTCAAACTCAGGTTGCATTGCTGCAGTTAGTTTGTCAAAGATTTTCTTACCATACTTGAATAAGAATACTTTACCTTCGTTCTCAGGATTCGCAGGGTCTTTAACCACATAGACATTAGAAACATATGTCAACTTACGCTTCTGCTTTCTTGCAGTTTCTTTTCCAAGATCAGTTCCATTATTCCAGAGTAAAGAGTTATACTCAGAAACAGGGTCTTTCTGTCCTAGTGTGGTAAGAGAGTTCTCAATATACCACCCACCAGGTCCTTGGAATGCGTGAGAATATAGTTTAACGAAAGGTAGGTCTTCGTTTTCAGGTGCGGGTAGAAAACGAATAACAGCATAGCCGTTACCACCTTTATCTACATCTAATTTCCATATGCGGTCATCTGCGTTACCGCCTGTGTTGTTCATCTTCTCGACTTCTTTTACTAACTTTGCAGTAAGTGAGCCAAGTTTAGACTGTTTTTTTAGGTCTTTAAAAGACATTTGGATACCTCGGATAAATTGGATACGTTGGATAGTTGGATTATAACAGATAAATTCTTAAAGGTCAAGCTGTGTCTTAAGATTGTCAATAGTAGTTGACATTCCAGAAAATAATAAGGACATATCAGTTCCTTCTGGAAAACCAAGAAGTTTTACTGATTGTTCTAAGTGCTCCTTTAACACGATTGCTTCTGGATCTTTTGACAGACTAATGCGTGTATACATTAATCTTTGCTTTTCCAATAATTCTGTAAGTTTTTCGATATGGTCTAGTTTGTCTTCACGACTCATCGTACCAAACTTGAAGGCACTTCCGTATATCCTTGATTGTAATTCATGGATTTCTTCTAGTCCTTCTTTGACTATATCAGAATCAAAAAATTCACTCATTAATAATTTCCCTTAAGATTTTTTTAAATTGGAACACATTTATATTTAGGAAAGGTTTATACTTCTTAATTTTAAGACTGACGGTTTCCCATACTGGATCTTTTAATTTTTTATCAAACTTTTCCGAAAATGCAAAAATAATGTCAAATATTACAAACGTCTCTAAACATATATCTCCACCTAAAAATCTCTTCAATATGATAGGATGCCCTTTCTTGCATTCTAATACCTTCTCTAAATTTTGGTTCTCAAGAAGTTCACTTGATTGTTCCTTAAAGAGATAAGATATACTTTGTTGTCTTCTCATCCAGTCAGAATATGTTCTTTCTCCAGAATTAATTATCTCTCCTATCCACAGATTTTTTGGATTATCTGTAGTAACAAAGTTTGCTAATAGGAAATTAACAATTTCATCATCAGAATACTTCCTTGATGTTTTCTCAAACCAATACTTGTCTTTTCTCTTATTAAAGGAAGTAACAGTAGCACTGGATTTTCCACCATATCTAAAGAAATCATACTTACGATTTGTAAAATGATTTTTCATTGAAAGATATGATTGATAGGTCTCAAATGGTGTCACTTTCATCAACTTCTTCCAAATTACCAAGTTCTTCAATTGCATCTACAGGTACTTCAACACCTGCAATACGATACCAGTGCTGTTCAACACCGATACTATCAGGACGCACACCAATATATTCTAAATCTTTAAATGTGTGCTCACGTAACATCGCTTGTAAACGATGATGCATCAATTCTTTTTGTGTAGGCATTATAAAGGTAATTTTGCTCTTGATGTAGGTTTCATAAAGTTAAGTCTCGTTGCATCCCACTTCAATCTTTCCTTCAGTGGTTTTGAGATTAACTTCGATACTGATTCTACCTCAATATTGTTAGTTTCGCAA